CCGATTGGGCCTGAATATATAACAGATTTTCTAAGTTACAACCCCCGCTTTCCAAAAAATATGGGTCAATAGCACTTTCAGAATCAAAGTAAATTACATCAATGCCCATTTTTTGAGCATTGGCGGCGACTTGCGCTGCCATATAAGATTTACCCGTTGCTTCTAGGCCGGCGATCTCACTGATTTTGCTAACGGGAATACCACCCCACTTACCACGACGAACGATACCATCTAACCATTTAGAGCCAGTTGGAATAAATTCGTTAACTTCAGTTGGGTTCTCGTCATTTAAAGAAAACGCCACGTTGGCGCCTGCTGTTTTATTAACCAGTTTTTTCATATCAGCAATGCTTAATCGGCCTGCTGTGCTTTTCTTAGCCATGTTTCTCCATAAAGCAAAGCGGGGGGCCGAAGCCCCCCGCCCGCTCTGTTAGCTTGCTAGAAGCTCCTTGAAGGAGGATTCAATTGAGTTCTCCTTGTTTTGTGCTTGGTATTGCTTTGTTTCCGCCTTCTCTACATCTGACGTTCCATTCCGGTAATTTTCAAAAATCACCTTCACTTCATCAGAAGTCTTCGGGGGAAAGAGAGTCGCATAAGGGAACTCAGTGCTTACCCACTCATTCGCCGACTCAGCCTTCTCGCTGAGAGCGCTACTGCGACGGCGAGGCTGCAGTTCTGTGGCTGGGAACAAGGCGCCTGCCTTCTTGCCATACTCCATAACGAGATCAGTACCTTCCTTGGGGTCGGTAATATCACCGTAGTCCGGATTAAGCACCAGATTCAGCAACTTCTCATAGACGGTGCGGCTATAGCCCCACAAGCGTGGACCTTCACCCTCGTCACCACGAACGATGACCGGCGAGAAGAAGCGCTGCTTGGCTCGCGTCTGATTGGCGAGCTTACGATCTTCCTCGTCACGAGTGTTATACAACTTCTGAACAAAGTCACATACTACACATTCCTCTCCGTGATTCTTCTTCGGACAAAGAAAGGCCGTTTCATCACCGATGCCATAATGGAACCAAAACTCCTTGAAAGGATCGCCATCGGAATCCGGCAGAATACGAATAGTCTGCTCGCCATCCTGTGGCTTCCAGAAGAATTTCTTCCCATTGTTATCTCGGCTTTGAAGAGCCTTTTGCTTTTGTCGCATTTTATCAAAATTAATACCCATGTTTTTTTCCTCCATAGAAGTGGCTGTATTCCCACTTCCGCATGTTTACTTACTATAGTATAGCAGATTCTACGGTTCTGTCAACCATTTTTCCATGCCTTGTACCAAATTAGTATAAGATACAGTGCACGCATAACTATTCTCATGATAGGACTCTGCGACTGCAAATGATACAGTTTCAGATTCCATTTTTAATCGATCTGTGTGCTGGTTAATTAAGGACATTAAATTTTTATTTGTGGTTAAGTCGTGGTTAGTCAACAAATAAAATATTTGTTTTTCCCGAATCTCCTGCAAATCAAAAAACTTCTCTTCTTCTCCTGTTTCGATATTGAAAAGTCCAATCGTGCATATTCTATTTATCGGATTAGGAGAGAGCAGCTTATCAATTATCTTATCTGCGTGGTGTAGATAATTCAATAAATGCACAGCGTCTACGATCGTTTTACTAATTATCTTAGAGTGCTCCAGAACGGGCACATCGCCTATAATGGTTTCCACTTGTTTATAATCTACCAAGTAAATTTTTTCAAAAAGCCCAGAGCGTGCATATTCTTGAAGTACCCCAAACACCATTCGTTCTATCTTTTTCTTGTAGGTGTTCAATAAATTTAAATTGGGTTTTATATACAAAATATTGATTGAACGATCTTTTATTTGCTCCAAAATACGCAAAGCATAGGCGCTTGTTTCTTCTGCCCCATTTAAAACAAAAATAACTGGCTCTTTATCTATTTGTTTTAACGCCTCAAAGTTAACTTCGGCGTGCTCTGCATCTTCCACCTTTTTTATAGAAGGCAAACTAAGACCATCGGATTGGTTGTATCCCTCCTTACAGTAAAAAATATCATATTGAGGATAAGTGCCAAACGTGGCAGCTAGCGTACAGGCCTCATTTCCCAATGCTATAACATTCATGATACTTTCCCCAACGAACCAAAATTGCTTCCTACGCCCACATTTGCTTTAAAGGCGCCCAATTCAGTTTCGGAAAATGTTTCAATCATCTTTTTTAATATCTCCTTATCTTCATTGGCGAAATCAACAATGAGAGAATCATGAATAGTAAATGCTATTCTCGATTTGCGCCCACTTAAAAGCTTATATAAAGCTATTGCCCTTCTCAAAAAAAGATCTGACGTGGTGCTTTGTATAATATAATTTAATGCGTGAAAGTCGTCCGCTTCTATTTTTCTACCAAATGGTGTCGTTACTATTTTACCATCCCAATATTTTTCTTTAACGGCGAATCGGTCATAAGCTCGATTTGCTAGGCAATCTTTAGATTCCGAATTATATAGCCAAGCAAATATACGCTCCTTGGCTTCTTTGCGCGTAACAAGGCCCCTAAACACATTTTTTGCGTTCCACTCGTGGATGTCTCCCTCTGGTTGTTCTTTGCCGCACAAAGCCAACAGAGTTCGGAGTTCTGCTGCGTTGAAGTCGAGTTCTACAAACAAATCGTTCTGAGGTTCGATTCCTTTTCGAAATTCTTTTTTAAGTGTCAATATCGGAAATGAGCCACTATTTGTCGTCAAGCGCCCCGTGCGCGTTCCATACATGTTATAAGAGATGCGACCCTTTGAACTATTAATTTTTTTGATTAAATTTTTATTTGATTTACGGGACAGCAACACTGCATCAATATTGCCCATGTTAAACTTTAATGGTTGATCTTTTATGTCAGAAACAAGCATTGTTAAATCGCGTAAAAAATTATAGTTGTGTGGTTTTTTGTGCTTCTTTAAAACATGTTGTGTAATTCGATTTTTGACTTCAAAAAACTCCAACAAAAAGTGTTCGGGGACCATGTCATAAAAACAATGCTCTTCCAAAGAAATCTGGGCATGTACAAAACACTTTAAATATGCCTTCATTCTTTTTGAAATCTGTTCCCACCTTTCCTCTAGCACAGAAGGGCACACTTCCCCCAGAGAAGCCCCGTGGCAATATAGCTGGGCGTATTCAAGATCCGCGTCGGGGAAATTTGTTGAAAAATTCCACGTCCCATCAAATTCCGACATATCGATATCGGATATAATTTCCCCATTATAATATATTTTATTACAAAAACTTTTTTGATCCGCTGGCTGGAAACACTTCATGTGTTTATATTAGCACTGACGTGCCTTAAAGTCAACCAGTTTTTACATTATTATCACGGCCGGCGACAAAAACCATTCCCCACGGTGGCATCGAAGGGTTATTCAAAACAACAGGCCCTTGTTTGGAATCGAGAACATCCACTACGTTCTTAAGGCCGGACTTCTTCTTAAATATTTGATACTTGACTCCCGCTAAAATTTGAGCATGATAAACTGCTTTTTCAATAGAATCACTGCACGTATTCCAATAAACTTTTTGATTTTCAGAACAATAAGCTCCACACTTTCCCTTATTAGTATATGCACTACTAGCCATGCCGCTGCTAAATTGATCGCAAGAATCAACATCAAACCACGCTGCGCAATCTTTATAAGTTTCTAGAGGCTTTTTTATTAATTTAGAATTGAGGGAGGCACATTTAGCTTTACACGACTTTTTAATATATTCGTTGTCTTCTGAAAATGCATCGACACACTTAATATAACAAGAAGCATCCGTAATATATTTTTCCGTAGAAGCAAAGATGGGATCGGTGGCCCACTCAGCGGAAATTTTCTGTTGTTGGGCTATCGACAAGTTTGCTATAGCGGCATGACCTGTGGCCCTGTGGCCAATTCTATACCAGCCCTTGCGCGCTTGCCACAACGATTCGATGGTGACCGCCGTTCTTTCATATTTATCCGACCAGAGATTGTCCCATGTGCCGGGGATGGTCTTACATTGCCACCCGTACCAGTCGTAAGTATACTGAGCCTTGGATACATTAGGGTTATAATCTGCCTTCATCCAATAAAAATCATAAGGGTCAATCCAGAATTCATAGCTCCAACCGCTGTTTGGGGGGCTATAATCAGGTAAATATTTTTGAGGGTGCACGCAGCGTGTCCAAACACCAAAACCCTCACACTCATCCGGGCCTTTGCATGGGGTCTTCTTTTCTGGTGGGCAATGGGCTTTATCATAGCTCTTAATACCAGTCCACCGCCACGTAACGACGTTTTGTGCATATGGAACTGCAGAAGACGCTTTAGTCCTCCACAGTTCTACCCGATATTCATCAACGGGAATATAGGGAGCTTTCTGTGGCAGTTGAGTTATTGGTGTATCTGTTACACAACTGGCTCCCCCCAAGTATATGCCACTTTCATTTTTGTTCCATGGAATCATTTCTTTATGGGAAACACTGTGTTTAGTGCAATCTGGGTCTTTATATTGAAAGGCCGGATCGAATGACCAATTCTTGCATGGAAGTGCACACCATGCATCCATGTCTGCGCTGGGGCACTTACAAATTTCCGTAGAACAACCACCCAATGTAATGCACGACCCAAACAATGCTTTCTTCTCTGGCGTGCAGTCTAAATTACTTTTGCAACTCTCTTTGTGATGAGGCCCCCCCGCGCACTTATTATTCTTACACGGGAAAAGGACTTCTTTCTTTTTAAATTTCTTATCCAAACACTTAAGAACACACTCAGTCATTTTAGAGGCCGCTTTCTTTTGTTCTTCCTCCGAGGCGACCGCGATGTCGCCGCCGGTGGTGGGCCCGGGCGCCGGATAAAGCTTTTTTTGACACTCCACCCTACACGCGCCTTCTTCTTTTGCCCACCACCATGGAACATAATGAGTAGTTTCTCCTGTTGTTGGATCTTTGTCGCCCGTTCCTCCGGGGCCGGTTTTATCACGGATCCCGTTAAATTTTGTTTTCCACCACCCATCATAATCCCAGTCCCCGCCGGGTGGCTTCCATGGAGATCCAAACGGCGGGGGTTTATCCGGAGGGCCCGGGATGCGCTTCTTGGGGACGCCGGGGAACGGCGCATCACAAGCTTCTGGCTCCAATGTTGGTACAAGAAATCCCTCTGGCGATAAACAAATACGGTCCAGAAGAAGTTTTGGTTTTTCAAAATTGTCCCATGTTTCCTTTAAAAGAAAAAAAATGTTCTTTTTAACATTTTTTAGCCATGTATCAATCGGCAAGTTTTGATTGCTGGGGGTTCCAAAGATTAGTTCTACAAGCTGTATTAATCTGTTTTTAATACTTCGAAACTTTTTTTCGTCCTTTGAACTGTTTTCGGCTGCCGTGTACAGCGCGCTAATTTCGTTAAACAACAATTGCATCTGCGGAAGGGATATCTGAGTATTATTTTCGCTATTTCTTAACCGCACGTAGTCCTTAACATATTTAATATCGTATAAAGCGCTTCCTTTGAGGGCGACCACCTTTTCATCATTTAAAGAACGTGAAGGTCGAACATCTTTCTTAAATTTACTAAAAGCCTTGTTCTTAGAAGTCAAGACTTTCCCTGAAAATGGATAAGTTTCTATATACTCGCTATAAAACTCAATGGCCTTCGAGGGAAAATAAGAGAAAAACTGATAATCATAAACGTTGTAATAAATGTTTTCATAAAAATGTTGAGTTGGGGTTGGAACGCCGAACACAAAACTTAGCTGCTTCATAGATCTCTTTAATAGTTCTTTTAAGGTTTTAAATTCTTGTTCTTTCTTGTTAAAAAAGGGCTGATAGCTTTTTGTTATATTGAATATTAATTCTGTTTTTCCCTTTAAGCCTTGTTTTTTCTTAATAGAGGTAATTGTTCCCGGGTCGTATTTAAAATATATTCTTATGGTATCAAGAAGCCCTATATACATCTCTATTTCATTTTCTAGCGCCTCAGTGGCTTCTTCGATCTTCTCACCACGAGCCTCAAGTAATTTATCAGTATCGGCCTTTAAAGCCTTGGTGTTCTTCAAGTCTTTTAATTTATTTTTAATTGCTTCGGTGTTGTCATCCATTGTTTTTCGGACAATGCGTATTAGCTCAAACCATCCGGGCTTGTCGTCACCAGCACTTACATCCAGCTTTTTCATTTCGGCCAGATAATCAACAATAGTATCTTTAATGGCATCCATAAAACGATCTGAGGCCACATCAGCTATAAGGCGCCATGGCTTGTTTGGATCAATTGCAAAGCCGCTTTCTCTGGCGGCATATGCATAAGCGGGGTAATTTAAATCCTCTAAAAATTCTAATTTATCAGCATCTGTATTTTCAAGGTTGGTCTCTTTAACATCAAAAGCAAGATAGGAATCATATATATCAGCGCCTAAGCTCTCAGCGAACCCAGTAAAAGTAAGAGTAATATCATTATTAATTACAAAATCTACAAAAGTTTTATAAAATCCATCGTAATCGCTAATACGCTTGCTATAGCGTAAATCAAAGCCCGCTTTATTCATAAAACTAGCAAACACCCCCTCTAGGTGTGCAATATATTTTTGTTCTAAGCGAATAGTACTGCTTGGGCCGAACACAGCTTTCAACTCTGCGAGATGTTTGCTGTCTTTGCTGAGTTTACAACACAGTCCCGTATTGCCGATGGTGTTAAAAGTCTTTTTCATGTTTTCAAAAGCTTTCGCAACAAAATCAAAAACACAAATGGGAGTATCTCCCTCTTCGGCAATGTTTCGATATATAAAATAATTGGTATAAATAAGGTTATTTTTATTGCACACTCGGCCGTAAAAAGGCTGCTTGTACCAAGTATCAACCTGATTTACATAGGAAAACGGTTTCTTTTTAATAACCACTTCCCAAAATTTCCCCCCTTGTGCTTTGGACGTTTTTGCCAATATGGAAATCGCTTCATATCCCTGATATTCTTTGTTTGTGCTTAAGTGTTTAAGTACATCGTCTTTGGCCTTAAAAAGGTCGGGGTTCAAAATAAGAGTTTTTTCTTTCGGAGATACCTCAAGGCCTCTCGGATAATTTAATTCATTAACTAGTTCTTTATAGTTTTGATGTCCTTCGAACTTTTCTGCAGTCGTTGCTTCGTTGGAAGCGTTAGATATGTCAGGGTTTTCTTGTTGAAGGAAGTATTTTTTAATTAAGTGAATCCCAATTTGGTCAAACAAATCTGCCGGCTCACTAAAATAATATTTTTTAGCTGCGTCAACCTCTTCTGTTAATTCTTCTTTTGTTTTAAACTTTTTCATGTCTTTGAACTAGTTTTTTTCACTTGTTGTTTTAATGTCGGAGGAGGAAGCGGAGCGGACCACGGTGAAGTGGAGCCGGCCTTGGGGTCACCGGTGGCTTTGAGGGCGCCCAAAGTGTCGAGGTACGGCTGGTTAACATTCTTTTTTTCCTTTTTAAGATGTTTCAAACTAAAGTTGGTCGCCATACCGGGCGACGCTGTTAATACATCACCGGCGTATTCCGCCAAATCGTGTTCCACATAAATAGGAATCGATTTTTCCACCTTCTTTTTCTTCGATTTTGATCCTTTTTTGCACTCTGGGCAATCGGGGTTGTCGGCCTTTGATTTAGGCGCCGGAGGCGAATACACATTTGTAGCATTAACCGTTGTAGTATAAACTCCATTGGTAATACTATCGGTAGTGCTCTCAATTCTATAATAACCAGTTATACCAAAAGGATCTCTATCTTTTTGAATATTAAACTGATTCACAGGAATGGCAAAAAAAGCTGAACGTCCATAATATAAATTATTTCCAGTAAAAGTTACGCCGGCCTTATAAGTATACCTTAAATATGGCTCTAAATCATTTGGATTGCGGAGAGCTAAAAGCGTATTGAGATAAGCATCATTTAAATAGCTGAATCTTATATTTTGAACAATTCCACTGTCTTGGCCAAGATAAACATGATAAATACCATCTTTAAAGTCCTTTACGGCATTAAACTCACGCTCTCCAAATCTTTTTAAGAACGCTGACGAGGCCTGCTTGACACTGTCGGTTGCATATGTTTCTTGATAATAATATAAAAGAGATTCTTTTATCTCTTTTGCAGAAGCATCGGTTCTAATACTGCCTATTAAAGCACTTTCAAGGGCGGTGGCTTGAGCGAATTGTTTGGCGTCTTCTATAGAATATAAAGAAACCTTTCTTTTTTTAGCCATGTTTGTACGTTTCCAATTTTTCCTGAAAGAGGGCAAAATTTCAAACTGGTTTTGAACTATTTTTCCATGGGAATCGGCCGGATAATGTCCCGTCCTCATGCTCAAGGCCTGTGGTACAAGATCATTAAAAATAGAACTTAAAAACTGATCAATTGTAGGTGAAACCTGATCGCTTAAAACGAATTCATTGTAAAGCCACCTTTGAAACACCCCGACTTCAATTAATATATCTCCCATGTTTAACCAATAATCTTTTCCATGTGATGTATGAACCATATTGCCCAAACAAATACTGGGGAATTTATCAATTTCGCTTGATCCATCACCGGGGTTGGTATGCCCCTTGGCGAATTCATAAATGGAGGCTAAAAGTGCCCTTAGTGGGAAAAATGTAAAATGACCATAATCTACATTTTGATATGTACCATATTCTTTTTCGCCCTCAGAGTATTGACGTGGAATAGTTCCTAGCGTAACAACATCCATGAAGCGCTTTAAACTATATTTAAGCCAAACGGTGCCCGCGTCGTCGGTTGGTGGAAAACCGTAAATCTCTCTTACTTCTTTTTCATTAGTAGCATTCTTTCTAAGGGGCGCGAAACTGGTCTTCAGCTTTTCATAAAGGCCGCTAAGGGTGGGCGTGACTTCCTTTTCTAGAGGCTTTGCAGTTTTTTTCTCATCATACCTCGCTATTCTCATTCTCACTATGGGATTTGATTTATGGGTAATGTTCTCTGCCATGCTGCTAAAGCTTGTTTGAAAGTGTGTGTAAAATAATTGCTGTCTAACATAAAAATAACGTATAAAAACCTGCTGCATTTCTGCAAGTAACTGTTCCCTCAAAGTTGTTATTTCTTTATTAAGGCTTTTTTCCGCTATAGCGTATTGTTCTTTTTCCGATTTGGGGATGCACTCACATTTAATCGTTTTTTGTTTAAGCTCCAAAAGTCCTTTTAGCCTAAGCTGGGCCGCTTTAATTTGTTCTCCCAACTCCGAAACACCAGTTTTTTTGGAGAACATCTGATTAATCAAAGTTTTATTAGAAACAGAAAATGCATCGTTTTTTTGATTCTCATCCCTCGTGCGAATCGTCGCGAGGGGCGCGGCAACGTAAGAGACGTTTAACATTATTTCGCCAGTTTGGTTAAACGTAAATTGGTGCTTATGGCAATAAAGTCGCAACTCCTTTTTTTCCTGTTCTTGAAACAGTGTTCTTTGTTCTTGGGTAAAAATATCAGTGTCGACATCAGGAGGTAGTTTCCACCCATATTCTAGAAATAGGTGCTCCTGTATGCGCTTTGCGTCCTGCCGCTTACCCATGCGTTTAATAAGATATATGTAATCGCCACCCTTCGGGACGCTTGTTAGCTTATCATTGTAATAAACATCGTTCGTTTGCGGAGACCCAGCAGCAAACGTATGCATGTTTTTAAAAAGATAGGCAATATTAATATTATATCTATTATCCACCCCCATAAACTGAAAGGAGCGGCTCACGTTCACACTTTGGATGCCAGCGTCGTTGCCGATGGTTTGTTCTGTTTTTGATCCAAGCTCATACCATGCGCCTTCTTTATCATTAACGCTTGTATAGGTTTTAAAAATAATATCTTTTTGTCCTATTACTTTTTTGGTTTTTGGTGTTACAAATTTAACATATAGGCGCACATATGGCACGCAAGCTGCTTGTTGTGATGGCTTAAGGTGGCTTAGCAAATTAACATAGTTGGCCATCTTGGTGGCGTCCTTCTCTGGATTGCCCGTTGGATTTTTTGGAGTTTTCGGCAAATACTCTGTTTCAAACAAATTTTCAAACATTGGGTGGAAAGAAAAAAGCTTATAATTCGTTTTCTCTAGAAAATCATCATGATGCACATATTCGCGGACTTTCTTAAAATCCTCAGAATACATCTGCGCAGTTAAAAAATCGTTGATAAAACCTTGGGGGGTGAGCCCGTGTGGAAAGAAAATATTTGTCTTGGACATTTTTTATAAACCGTAAAAACCTAAAACCTGATTGATTGGAAGGGGTATTTTAACTAGGTCGCCTAGTTTAAAATGGGCATCGGTGGGCTTCTTATTAAACCATGCTATAACCCACCAGTATTGTGCATCGCCATAGTGCTTTTCGGCATATTTATATAACCGGTCGCCGCTTTTCCAGAATTCGCTGGCCATGTCAAATTGAATAACTTCCGCGCCCTTCGGATAAGACAGTTCTAATGTCTGATATTGGGTAAGGCTCGTGACCTGTTCATTGTTTCCATAGCGTTTTCTAAAAGTTTCGTAATAACCCTCATCATCATTTTCGAACACAGGTGTGCGTGCATATCGTGAAATAGTCATTGTTTTCTCCTAGAAATCAGTTAAACCGCCGGCGCCAAATATTTTTCCAAATTGTAAATTTTGGCCTAGGCCAAACATTCCTGCCGTTGCAGTAACAACATCGCCTAGGCGAGTCTTGGTGTTGTAAGGAAAATCGTTCGAACGGCCAAACCAAGCGCCACTTTTACCAGATACCCAACCTACCGTCTCTTCGTGGAGTGGAGTAAAAGAAAAGCTGAATTCTATCACGCGTGGAAACAGCGCACCCATCCCGGCGATGCCCGATTCAATAAAAAAGCCATTGTTGGGGCTGACTTGTACACTTAAGTTGGTAATAAACCCCAACAAACCAGAGCCGGGGCTATTAGTGTTCGTAATCAAATTGGCAAACCGAACTCGCGTAAGGGGCGAGCCGGCAATAACCCGGTTTCCTTCATAGTTGCCTTTACTCCCTAGGGTTTCATAGGAAGGGTAAAGATTTTGAATAAGGCGGTTTAATTTCTGTACAGTAAAATTGGCATCAGTGCTATCAAAACAGGGAATAGAAAAGCCTAGCGAGATACTTCGACTTGTTCCTTGATAAATGGCAATCGGATCGCTGCGGCCAAAGACGGTTTGAGGGTTCCACCGCGGACTAAAACTATCACTTAAGTTCGTTATATAGGCTGGAAATTTTAAAACTGTTTTAGGATCAGTAACCGGGAAAGTAAAGCGCAGGTTCGCAAAACTATAGGAATTCCTAATATGTATTTCACTTGCATCCGCTGATGAATCTGTGGGGTCACTTCCTAGTACATTCTCTATTCCCTCTTTAAGGTTTGCGGTTATTCCATAATTGTCATACCAAGCCATTAAAATCTCCTGCCGCTCAAGCTCAGGCCCAAATCGCTGACGGGGGTCTGCAAGCCTGCCGTTCCCAAGAAGCCGCCTACCACAGTAGCCGCTATAGTAAGCTCGCCCGCGTCGTATTTTGCTTTTATCACGCGGGCCCACTCCTCGGCGCCAACGGCGTTGGCGGTTGCCATCAACTTGTTGTACATTTCTTTAGTTGCGTCCTTCTTACCCCAGTCATCAAGAGCCTTGGCCACAGAGACCCCTACGTTCTCACCCATAGTTTTCATCCGTTCTGGCGTAAAAAACCTTGCAGGAAGTTCTGCAAACTCTACAAACATTTTTCGTGGATCAATAACTTCACTTAGCGCTTTGAATTCTTTTGTTTTGGCCAAAATTTCTTTGGCTGCCATGGCCGCTTGCTGTTTGGCGAATTCTAAAGCAGCCGCTTGTTGTTTTTGCAAAAGAGTAATCTGGCGGGCGAGATCTTTTTCTGCCTGCTCTGACATCAAAGTCATGCCTTTTCCGGTGCGCGCCTCTTTTTCAAAAGCGGTTAAACGACCGCCGGGGGCCCCTTCTGCTCCTAGGCCACGAATAGTTTTGACATCGACGCCCAAGCTCCCAGCCAAAGAGCGTGTCAACAAGCGAGCCTCGTGGTTGGTAAAATCTCGACGGGCCTTTTTAAGAGCCTCATTTACTTTTTGGGAAATATAACCCGTCCGCTCCTCCATGCTCATGTCTTGAAGCTTCAACGCGTTGAACTCAATACCAAGAGCAGTAAAAGTTTGATTTAATCTGCCGCCGATTTCATTAGCACTATCTATTGTATCAAACTTTTGTGCAATACCATAAAGCGTATTAGCTTCCATGTTCATTCTTTTAGCCTGAGCTTGAAAGGTCATAAAGGCCTGATTCATGCGTCGCGGGTCAAGCATGTCCATAAACGAACTAATATTTTTATTATAATCGGCCGCAACGGCCTTCACGGTCTGGCCAGTTGCTTGAGCGAATGTACTTAATTCCCTTCTTGTTAAGATGGTCTGTTCTGCAGTTTGCCCAAGAGTGCCTCTAAGTGTGTCAATAATACCAATTGAATCGCTAGTTGCAACATTCAAACCATCAAAAAGGGAAATACTTTTTGACAATGGCCCGAAAGTCTTATCAAAGCCGGGAATAAGCTTGGTGGATGTAGACGTAGCGAATTGAACTATAAGCTTGTTGTTTTCCGATATCGTTTTGCCCCACTGCATAGACTCTAAGGACAAGCGGTGCATTTTGTCACGCACGTTGTCAAGAGAGAGACCAAAAATATCTCCTGTAGAGCTAGCAGCCTCTTTCAAGCCCTTTGAAAGGATTTCCGACTGCTCGGCAGTAAATTTTAGTGATTCGCCAAAAAATTTAGAGGCCGGGTTGGCCTTTTCGAGTGCAGCCGTAAAGGTGTCAAGAGCGGCTTTCACCTCCATGGCGCCACCAATGCCACCGACGCCGGCTGCAGCCATCATTGCAGCAGTTTCGGTAGCACTGAGGACTTTTTTCGCGGCCTCTTTCCCTTTGTCTTTTAGGCCGCTGGCGGCGGCGCCCGCCGTTGCCGCGGCGGTCGGTTTCTTATCTACCATACTCTAATTAGACGCTTCATTCATTTTTTTAGCCATTTCACACGCTTTATCAATATACCATGTGCGAAGAGCGACAGGTAGCATATACATTTCTGTAAAAGACCAATTATAATCTTTTATCATAAAAAGGAAATTTTCGTAAACAGCTTGAATATACTCAGAGGTCAGGCCAAAAAAAGTTCGCCATTAAAGGCACGCCTCCTTTGTTGAGATGTTCACAATGTACACATTGGTGTTCATAAATGAAATCAACATCTGGGCTGTATTCAATATATATTTTGGCCAGATACCTAGAATCTTTAATCGGCATGTTGCTTACAAAGCTGGCAATATAGAGAGGGTCTGTGTTACCATTAACAGACTTAATTATTCTGCGATACTTTTCGATGGTCGGCTCTACCACCAATCCGTGCTTTTCTTTTTGTGCTATTTTCTTGTTTATTTCCACTTCATCGTTTGCTGTTAATAAACCCATCTCAACAGAAACATTGCTCACCGGCAAGTCTATCGTAAAGGTTCCATTGTCGGTGAACCTCGCATCAATGTTATCACGGAAATTTAATTCATCTAGATTGATCGTGAGGTCGTTTTCCTTGAAGCACTTCTCACACATATATGCAAAAGCATAAGAAGCCCCATAAGCATTTTTGCGTGCATTGATAATAATGGCGTTTTTATCACCAATTAAAAGACTGTTGACATCAATTTTTGTATTGACCAATACGCTTTCAATTAGTTTATCTAATACAATGCCCTTTTCAATATATTTTTGATTGATCAGTATGTCTTCTTCTCTTGTAGACATATAACGTACTTCCACACACTCTTCATCGTGAAGGGGGTGGGCAGGAGGGTAGAACTTACCCCTTGATGGCAGATCAACCAGATCTGTTGGAATTGTATATGCCCCAGCAGGCGCCTGACGGCGACCCATGTTCTTATCAGCGTTCATGAATACTCCTAAATAATATCACCCAAGACGCCGTGCGATATCTTGCTTCTCTTGTCTTCTAGGTTTGCCGGGGAGTCGGTAACCATGGCAGCATAATTGTTGGGCTTTTTATCCAAATGTCGATGCAGGCGAGCAAAATCATAAGTTAGTGTAACCGATATACCCGTTAGTTCATCTGATGAATAGTTCATATCACTTGGTTTCATATCTGTAACCATGGCATTAATAAGCTCCCATTCTTCATAAACAACGCCCTCATCGTCTATCATCTTTATTCTAACTGGTCCAAGCCCATTAATTAAGTTTCTTTTATCAAGATCTTTAGGCTGAAACATGCCAACTTGGTCGGGGTTTGCCCACGACAAGTGGCCCAGCTTATCCATAAAAACGCCGACAGAAGTATTAAACAAGTCGCGATCAAAAACTTCCTTTAAAGTAAAATTGATGCTGTTCCACTTTAATTCCATTGGATAATTAAAAGTCCAGTTTAACAGCTTAAAAGCTCGTGTATTGATGTTGTAAGATGGGCGCGACACGTTGCTAATATAAGCTGCGTCGAACCCTTCTATCATTAGAATAAAACGATAAGACTGCTGTAAGGCACTTCTCGTGCCATCCACAACCGCGCTGCGCGGGAGGTTTGGAATTGACGGACTGTCCTGATATTTAGTGCGCGGATCGAGAGCGCCTTTTAAGAATGTTTCTGACATGCTATAATAAATAGCGCAAAACTAAATTTAAGTTATTGTAACTAGCTCTTTATTGATAACCAAGTCTGCCCAATCGTACACAAGCGTTACATTGATTCCCAACAAGTCCTCAGATGAGTAGTCTAGATCGTCATATTCGACCTTGCTTACCCAAGTATTATTTAAGGTCCACGTTTCAACAGTGTCGCCATCACCATTAAGAATTTGCACACGAACTGTGCCCAAGTTATTACTAACAAAATTTCTTTTAGAGGGTGATATCTTATAATTGGTGTTCTCAAGATTCCATGTAGAGGGGGCTTTGTAGCCAGCTTTCTCAATAATCCCAAGCATTCCACTGGCAGCGTCAAAATCAATAGGATCAACTAAGGCAACTGAAATATTATCCCACGTTACACGACCGGGGAATTTAAATTCATGAGCCATAAAATTGTGTTTTGCGCCCTCGCTTACAGTAACCTTCGGGCGCCCGGCAGTTTTGATAATCCATGCAGGCAAATCCCCCAATAAAAGAATATATTTATATTTTCTTTTAGGCTCTAAACCTGCTGTCTGCCATGGTGGTAACGGTGATGCTTGTACCATTTAGTTATCTCCTTAGTCTTCAAACGCTGCGCCAGTATTTGTAATAACAAAATCAACAGCAATAAATTCAATAGCTCTTGCCGGCTTCAAGAATATCTTTGCATACATAATATTTTGATCAATCAAATCGGGTGTCGTGGTTGTCTTATCAAGTATCAACTTGTAGTCAGTAACGCCAAAGCGTGCCTTCACATCTGATAAGAAAGGCTCTGCTCTAGAAATAAACCTATCCCAAGTCTCTTGAACGTTTGGCTCAAAAAGTATGTCTTTGGCAATCCGCGAAATGCCCTTCTTAACAAAGATAAGAAGCCTTCGCACGTTAATTCTATCAAGAGCACTTCTAGTAACTTGAAGGGTTTTCTGACCGAATATTACAATACCCTCATTCGGGAATGAGGCGATTGGGTTGATATTGGCATCATAAAGCTTATCCCGGTCTTTGCTTGACAGTTTTTCAGTAACGTTAAATACTGGAAGCCCCGCCAACCCTGTAGACAAGCCACCTCTGTTAAAGCCTGCTGGTGCGAACCATGGTGCTTTAACTCTATCAGTATAAGACATAGCTCCAAACGCAACAACTGAAGGGGGCATGTAAACCAATTCTGCTGTCAACGTGTCTCTGACCTGAACGTAAGGGTAATAAGCACACCCATAACTATTATTGATACCTCGGGATTTAAGGTTGGAAATAGTAGTATCGATGTCGGGCAACACCACACTGCCTACAGGTGAGCTAGCTCCCTCTGCAGCAGGTTGGAAATCTCCTTCAAGATCAATAATAGCCAAAGCATCTGACCTTTGTTCGGTTAGTTGCAGCAAATGAGAGGTCAGCACTGTGTTAGTTAAATTGGGAATAGTAACAAGATTGTATTCTACAAATTCGGGGTCTCTTATACTATCAATAGCTTGCTTATAAGTGTTAAAAACGTAACTGCTTTCAGGCGTAGCCGCAGAGACGATACCACTATTGCGAAGAGGATCAAGCTCAGTGATATCCCAACCGTCAGTGCCCCCATAAAAGAGAGTGGTAAATGAATTTATTGCTACACTAGGATCTAATGTCGCTGCAGTGCCACTGGTAGCGGTAAAAGAAGTACCAGCAATACGACAGCCCGGCGAATAACTAAAAGTATCAGTGCCGGCAGCGTAAATAATATCATCTAAACTAAATTGATACATGTGCTCAACAAATGTATTAGTTTGGGACGGATCCATTGAAGTGAATGTAGAAGCCAAGGGCGCAGACATATCAATAACATCATCATTGAAAGTACTATCAGTCATGCTCTTGCCAGTCCAGACGCCCCACGAAGCCTGCGTATAAACTGGCATGTCATCTTGGCGTGTGTCTGCGCGCATGCGAACTTTTGGAAACTGAAAACGATAAGAAGAGGATGGATTCACAGATGCGATTATCATACTGCCACTTACAGAATAGGAGTTGCCCGGGATTAGTTCATTGGTAGATGATTGGCCGGCAAATGTAAGAACCCCATTCTTTGCCATGGCCGTGGTTGCCGAGGCGGCGGGTGAATGGCCCCCATTGGCCATTATTGCGTTACTGCCTGTATATCCGCAGGGCCCGCCGGGGAGCGAACTGGTCATACACCGTTTAATATCTGGGTAGTTTAAACCGATTTGGCCTATTTTGCTATCAAAATTTCTATATTTAAGCGGCCCGAAAACTCCATACGGCAAAAGTACTTTATTTGCTTGAGGAGACTCCACCGAAGGGTCTAACTTAACTCGGATGTACTTAGATTTGTTGTGGAACGCGCCTTGGCGAAGAAGACTGCGCTTAGTGGCATCAAAAGTATAGAATTCGGTTCCAATTTTATTTCCTATAAAATGTGGCGATGAAGGATCCAAATTACAATTGCTAAATCTTTCAATAACAATACGCGCTTTGTCCGTATCACCAACACTTCTTAAGACCACATCAAAGGTGCCGTATTCTACAAACTGATTTTCTGGCTTTTTAATATTTTCAATAGTTATTTTAGTATTTTTTTGTAGCCACTCTCCCTGTGCCAACCCTACAAACTTGAAAAGCTTTTGCATGTTGTAAGGATTGTAGTTGGCAGTGTCGTTGGTCGTATCTTGAGAAAAATACCATCCAGTCTCGGCGTCAGTAAATTGACGGTTATGTATTCCATGATCGTTGGCCGTGCTGCCCTGCGCCGCTTCGGTCAAATCTAATATAACTCCAAAGAAAGTATTGCCGTTAAAATCGCTGCCAGTTGGCACAGTCAAATCATAGTCCCCACTGTCAAGGTAGGATTCAAGGGCATCTCGTAAAGGGAAAGGGCTAGCCGTAGTAATATTAGTAAGCTCGCGTGCAAACGATTCTCCAAGCCAATAATTTTCTGTCGAATCGGACGGGGTGACGGAGTCATTAGCCAGTGTGGGGTTGGTGTTAAAAACCTTTCTAATATAATTGGCCGCCAGTGGATCAAAGCTAAATTTAACTTCTCGGTTTTTCAGCGGATTTGAACCAGTAATAACTACAGTAAAATCACCACCGTTGTCTTCGCTGGCAATAAACTCGGCTATAGCAAAATCGCGGCTGGCTGCGCTATAACCATCAAGGATCGGTTGAGTAACATACGTACTCTTGCCCTTTAGGCCAACTTGGCCTGCATTTACATACCAGATAGCCGCCAAAGAGCCCGTGGTGCCCATGACGGTGCCGACGATGGCGCTCGAAGAGGAGAGGTGAGTAGGAAATACAAAAAGGCCGTATGCGCCGCCGATTTCGTCTACGTCAGAGCCGCCGGCGAAGGTGTCGGTGTTTGTGCCACCGCCAACTCCATCAATGAGTTGGGTGCCGTCAGTATTGAGTTGAAAAGGCACCTGCGTGCGCCAGCCAGCCGAAGCGCTCGGGTCGGCGCCGGCTAACGGATGTTCCACACCACCAAGCCTCATAATTGTGATGGTAGAAGAATTCTTTAACCACGCTTGTGCAGCGTATGAAGCATAGGTGGGGCTTAAAATGTTACCATTGCGCCAAACATCCGACCCCTTGTAGCCAGCATCGGGGGCGCCATATATTTGTACAAATTCTTCAAATGAATCTACCATAACGGGGCGATTTGCGGGCCCGCGTACAGTTCTACCTATAACCAGCGGGCCAATATCTCTTGGTGCGTCTGGTAATTCTGAGTTATCTATCTCGTTAAGAAATATTCCCGGTGAAATAAATTTAAATGACTTTGCGCTCATATGAAATTTTCTCCTGCAGTCTCGTTGATACTACAAGTAAATAGTGTTTTAAAAGCCGAAAAGAAATATTAAGGCTTATAAAAGCCTTCCTCATTCTCACTACTATAGTTATACATATCACCTAAAATAACGCGCTCACGAGGAAAACGAATCTTTACTAGATTTTCACGTATCGATACCTTTTGAACATTTTCATTAACACCTTTGCCGGTGACAAAGCCCAATACTCTCATTTTAATAACCGCCTCATATCTTTTTTCTTCGTCCCCCAAAGCGTCCAAATTGTCTGCGAGATTTAAGGAGTCATCAATAAAGGCCTCATACCTATGGTTTTCAGAATAGATCAAGAAAGTGTTAATATTGTCAGTATAGACGGCAAAAGGCTGTAAAACTTCGTTCATTTGCTGTTGGTAATCAGTCCTTATGTTAATAGAATACGATAATTTATAATATATTGGAAGAGGGGACCAATAACGCTTATAAACAATTCTTTGATTTGGCGGAGTGGGGAAATTCAACTGACCATTTAAACGCAAGCTTGTTGAATTTGCGAAGTTCTTTGTTTTATCTTGATTGATCTTTTGTCCAACAAAATAAGGATTTGCTTTATATGTTCTTCCTGCATATTGTGATTTAAAAAGATTACCCGGAATAGGCCGTTCCCCCGATTTGGCTTTTTCGGCGCTGTCTCTTTTAATAGAGATTAAAGGAAATTCTAAAGAATCTGTATTTAATTGACGACGTTCTTTGTTGCTTTTAATTTGATAAGCTCTTTCTGCGGTAAGCCAGATAACAGGTACTTTTTGGAAACCTTCATTAGTCTTTGTCGACGCATTAACAATATTGTCTACCCAGTTATACACCGAGTAATCTATAGTTTCAAAGTTCGAAGAGTGTAAAACGATTTCTTCAAGTGGTGGTATTCCCACCGTTTTCTTTAGAGTGCTGATACTTTTACAGGGAATAAATTTTCCATTTGGTAGCGCATGGTAGCCTGTACATCCCAGTTCCATAGCCGCGGCAGCAGCGGCATGAAAGGAAACATATTCATATTTGGCAATTGCCGGATCGCTCCACTCTGGTTTACTTTGCATTAAATTTGCCCTCTCTCGCTCTCACACATTTTGCTGCTATTTCTACACGAGTATCATACTGGCCAAACATTTGTTTTGGCTCGCTTAATGATACTATTTCATAAAAAATATCCCCATATTTAACAAAGTCGCCCTCTCGGACGTACAAGTCTTGGTCTTCAGTTAAACGACGCTTGTGGAAATGAATAGTAATAGCCTGTCTTTTATCTACACCATACTTACCCGTTTCAGTTAAAAATTCGGTCCATTCAATTAAGGCGTATACCCTTACAGGGGGCAAAAACGTTTTTTCAATAGCTTCTCCGTAAACGGGGTGAAAATCTGTATAAGTTGGGTCGATAGGATAATAAAAGATTCCTTGGCCTATAACCCTTTCAACAACTTCATCGGTTACTTGCTTGGCAAAATTCTTTTCTTTTTGCCCGGTAAACAATGGAGGTGGCGGATTGGTTGGCTGTGTCCATTCATTTTTTTTTGCCATCTATTTACCCCACATAAAACGGAAGCCCTATATTCCCATGCATTTTAGCAACATTTTCTGCAGTGGTTGCGTCCTTTTCAGCCAATTTGGCATATGTGAGTTCATCTAAAATAGTTTTTAATTCAGTGCGTAAGGCCTCTTGTTCTGCTTTTGCCTGACTTAAAAGCTCTCCCGCATTTAACGTTACATTGTCGCCCGGAATGGGAATAGTTGACAATTTTCCTCGTACTTGCCCCAACATTTCTTTGGTTAATGCCAATGCAAACCGCCGAATCCATTGTTTTCCAATGGAATTAATAGAGCTATAAATAATATTCC